GTTCCTATTCCTAATATTTGGACTAATACTCCATATCCAATGAGTGATGTTAGGAAAAATAAAGATTTTCAAAGATTTTTAAATAAAACAATGTCATTAATAACATCTCATGCACAAGCATCTTCGGGATTAAAGTTATTAATACCACAAGGAAGTGTTGACGATATAGAAGAGTTAGAAAGAGATTGGGCTAATCCAAATGCAACTATTGAATATGACCCATCTTTTGGCGAACCTCATTTTCCATCACCACAGCCTCTATCTAATTCGGTTATGCAACTACCTTCATTAATCGAAAAATATATTGATTTAAATATGGGTATATTTGAAATGATGCAAGGAAATACCGAAGTTGCTCCAAAAACATCTTCAGCTACAATGATGCTTGAAGATTTTGGACAAAGAAGAAGTAAATCAAAATTAAGAGACATTGAAGGTTCTTTAAGGAGATTAGGTCAAGTTATATATAATTTCGCAAAAGAACATTATACATATAAAAAAGTATTTAGAGTTGTACAACCAAATAACGATATGAGCGAATATATGGTTAATCATTATAATGACAAATCCCAAGCAATTGGTGAAATGATGAATGATTTAACAATAGGACAATATGATATTAATATTATTGGTAATTCAACAATGCCTTCCAATAAATGGGGTGAATGGTCAATATATATGGAAGCATATCAAGCAGGCCTTATTGATAGAACTGAAGCATTAATGAAAACCGATATATTTGATAAAGAAGGTGTATTACAAAGAATGGACATAGTACAACAATTACAAGGACAATTGCAACAAGCTCAAGAAGCAGTTAAGAATTTAGAAGGTGATTTACAAACAGCTCATAGAGAGTCAATCTCGGCAAGGAAGCGTACAGAAGTTGAGAAATTCAAATCTGAGTTAAAATCACAAGAGTCACAATCCAAGTCAGCTAATAGATTAGCGGTTGGAAAACTTGAAAACGCAGTTAAACTCGAATCAGAGAAGTTACGTTTACGTGGCCAAGCTCAAGAAAAACTCGAGAGATTGCAGAAAAAAGGAGAGTAAAATGGATAACGCATTAGAAAATAACAATCTTGAAGAAGGTCAAGTTAATGATAATGTAGGGCAAGATGAAGCAACTCAGCAGCAAGAATCTAACGATTGGGAATCACAGGCCAAGTATTTTCAATCAGAAAAAGATAAACTACATGCTGAAAACCAAAAGTTGAAACAATACGAGCAGATTGGACAAATGTTGGAATCACGACCTGATATTGTAAATACCATTAGCGGTATGGTTCAGGGTGGTCAACCAACTCAACCTGAGCGCATTGAATTATCTAAGGATGAGTTTGACCCTTGGGAAGCCTATAATGACCCATCGTCTAAGTCGTATAAATATCGACAACAAGAGTTACAAGACACAATTAATGAAGCGGTATCAAGTCAAGTTGGCGCGGTTCAAAAAGAAGTAGGAATGTCTAAACTTCAAACTGAACTTGCTAACAAAGGATTAAATGCAGAGCAAATTTCTTCGTTTATGGACTTTGCAAGCAAAAATCCTGCAGAATATGGTATTGATGGCGCTATTAATATGTGGCAAGCTGTAACTCAGCAACCGACTGAAAGTTCTAATAATTCTAATCCACTTGATGCAATTCGTCAAAATCAAAGTATTCCTCAACAAGCTGGAATCCTTAATGGACAACAACCTGTTAAGCAATCAGAAGATGAAGCAATGTGGAAAGGTGTTTTAGGGGCTGACAGGGTTGCAAATAAATTACCTTAATAACAAATCCCTACTTGAAGACACTAATGTGTAGTTGATAGAGGGTTAAATTGGAGACGTAACATGGCAACAGCAGCTAACACAATCAGAACTGGAAGTCTTTCCAGTGCTGGTGCAGCTACAACAGTCGCTAACGCTCACGCAGCAGTTCATGGTGTCGCGGGTGACCAGCGCAGACTTTACGACCTTAGTGATAGGGTTGCAGAGTTAAGTCCAGATGAATCTCCATTTTTTGTATATTTAAGTAAAGTAAGCAAAGTGCCTACAACTGACCCTGTGTTCAGATTTTTAGAAAATCGTTCTAAAATTGATTGGACAAATAGGTCTTTTAAAGCGGACTCAGCATTGGGTTCATTAGCAGCTGGCGTAAGTGGCCAAGTTGCTTTTGACGATGGAGCTGGAGCTGCAGTAGATTATCTTATTAAAGGTATGGTTGTGGCAGTTGAAGTTGTTGACGGCAAATCACATGCAATTGTAAGATTGGATTCAGTTTCAGTTGAATCAACACAAACAACATGTCAAGTTACATGTTTAAGTGTTGGTAATTCTAGTGAATCTGGTTATGATGCAATCGCAGATGGTGACTCAGCGCAAATTATTGGAACTGCTTTTGAAGAAGGCTCAGGTTCTCCTGATGTTTGGTCAAAATCTTTAGATGATGATTTTGGTTATACTCAAATCTTTAAAACAGCTGCTGAGATGACAAATACAGCTATTGCTACTAATTACAGAGGATATGCAAATGAATGGGATAGAATCTGGAATTTAAAACTAAGAGAACACAAAGTGGACATTGAAAGAGCAATGTTATTTGGACAAAAAGGAAGACAAAATGGTGTACAATCATCAGCAGGTCTTGTAGGTGATATTATAGTTAGAACTCAAGCAGGTACTCCTGGCTCACTATCATATAGTGCAGGCAATCCGTACTTTGCAGCAGCAGCTTCTAGCTCTATATCATATGATACAATATTAGCTGATATGGAAGTCTTTTTTGACCCTGCAAGGGGTGGAAGTTCAAGTAAGCTTGCTTTAGCAGGTTTACCTGTAATCTCTTATTTCAACAAGCTTGGAGCTAATAGCTTCCAAGATATTTCTGCTGGAGATACAGCAGGAACAACAAACAATCCAGCTTATCAGTATAATTTAAATGCTAGAGAAGGAGCGTTTGGTCATAAAGTTCAAATGATTAATACTGTACATGGTGATTTAAATTTAATTAGAGAACCATTGTTTAGAGGAATGTCAGGCGGAATGTTATTACTAGCTGATATGAATCAATTGGCTTACAGACCACTTGTTGGAAACGGAATAAATAGAGACACTTCAATAACAACAAATGTGCAACAAGCAGATGAGGATTTAAGAAAAGATATGATTCTTACAGAAGCAGGTCTTGAGATTACAATCCCTGAAACTCATATGTTGTATTCATTTACAGACTTAAATTAAGGAGGGAATGAATAATGAGAAGTGATTATTTAAATGAAAACAGCTCACTAACAGGTACTTATGTAAAGAAAGTTAAGAAAATTACTGAGAACTATACAGTGACTGAGGCAGATAGTGGAACTATATTTTTAGTTCACCCAACTGCAACAACTGAGTTAGATTTGCCAACTGTGGCAGATTTACCTTCAGGTTGGAATTGCGAAGTTTGGGTAACTGAAGATACTGATGGTTCTGATGGTGGCATGGGTCAAATCGTAAATATCGATTTTGGCTCAGGCGCAGATGTAGTAGGACATATTGCATCAGTTGCAGACGCAGCTGGCGATACTGCAGTAAATAATGATGATTATGTTAATTTTACTGCTGCAGCTAGTCCTGGTGACAATGTTCAAATATTTACCGATGGAAATCGTTGGTATGTAAGAGGCATTGCTGCTGCTCTAGGTTCAGATACATTATTCCATACTGATGCCGCTTCATAAACCGAATCAATAAGGTTTAATAGTTTTGTAGAACTATGGGGGTTGTCGTATAAAGGGCAACTCCCGAATCTACTTCAAATTTAATTTTAACAACAAGGAGAAAAAATGGGAACGTACCCAAGTGGAAATATAGTAAGAGTTACTCCAACAGTTGTCGTTGGAACTACTCATGTTGACGATGTTACGTTTGCTACTACAGAAATTCCAAATGCAGTTCCAAGTAGAGGAGGAACATCTATTCTTCATTCTATTGGTATAATTGATTACGACAATGAAAAACATGATTTAGATATAATTTTTATGCAAAATAATGTAAGTATAGGAAGCGCAGGAAGCGCTCCTTCTTGGAGTGATTCTGATATTGTAGATGCAAAATTAATAGGCGGAGTTGATGTAGATTGGGATATAGCAAAAGTCAATGTATCTGCAGCTGAAATGGCTTTTTTTAGTGGAACAAATCGTAATGCAAATACTCAACAATTGCCAATGATGGTTCAAGGAGGAAGCAGTTCAACAAGTATATATTTTACAGCAATTACTAGAAATGAAACAGATTTTGCAGCTAATAATAATTTAGAATTTGTATTTCATTTTCAATATTTAGGATAATTTTATGGCAAAGAAAAAAGGCCTTTGGGCTAACATCCATGCAAAACGTAAAAGAGGAGAAGCTCCTGCTAAAAAGGGAGAAAAAGGTTATCCTAAAACATTAAACATTATGAAAGAGGGCGGTAAAACTAAAAAAGATTTTAAACCGCATATGATGTATGGTGATGGTAAATCTAAAAAAGCTAATACATACGAAGAACATTTAAGTTTAAGTAAAAAAGGTTGGGGACATAACAAAAAAGCAGAAAAAGGCGGAATGTTAAAAGGCAAGTCACATGCACAAGGTGGAATACCAATTGAAGTTGAAGGTGGTGAATATATTATTAAAAAGAAATCAGTCAATAAATCGACTGAACCTTATTTGGAATATATTAACAATCATGGTAAATTACCTCCAAGTTTTGATGCTAGAAAAAGGAAAGGAAAATAATGCCAACAATAAAAGATAAAACAACAGGCGAAATAGTTTCACAACAACCTTATACGCCTAAAGGAACTCAAAGAGCTTCTCAAATTGCAGAATCAGACCCAAATTGGGAACTTAGTTATGCTCCAAACGGAAAAACAGATGGAGCGATGAGACAAGAACAAATGTATGCAGGTGGTGGTAAAACTGGATATAATTCAATTGGAATGTATGAAAAAGGTGGAAAAGTGTCTAAAGGGAAGTTTCAAAGGAAATCTTCTAAGCCTACAAAAGAACAAACAAAAGCCGCAGAAACAGCACTTAAATGGAAAGCGGAAACTGATAAAAAATATAAAGAAGGCAAAATATCACATAAAGATTATATGCATAAAAAAAGACAAATGCGTAGAGGCTTAAAAAAAGCTGGACTATAATGAGAACTTATTGGTGTAAAAATTGCGAAGAATGTGTTGATATAGATATGAAAGTGTCTAGCGAATGTAAGTGTGGACATATATTTGGACAAAATTTTAAGACTTCAAATCATGTAAATATGAGAACTACTTGGAGTAATCAAACTCAAATTGAATTCAATACAACAACCATAGATGAATCAATAAAATCTATGAACGAAGGTAAGTAATGGCTTGGGATTTTGCAGCTCAAATACATGCATTAACGGGCTTTGATGCGGATGATACATCTGGAACAACAGAAACAGATGAAGTTTTTTCTGACATGGCTACTCAATGGTTAACTGACGCAGCAAAAGAAGTTATTAATGTGCTTCCTCCTAATTTATTAAAATTATGTTCCTCTGAGCAGACATTTACATCTCAAGCAGTAGGAAGCGAATCTTCAGCTTCAACATTAAATACGGGAAAAGTATTATCTGTTTTTGCTGGCAATTATGAAGCAAGAGAAATAAAAAGCTCACTAAAACATAAAGCAAATGATTCTAATTCTTTAGAATATGCATCTACAACCGACCCTGTATTTTATACCGAAAACAATTATCTTAATGTGCTTCCAGCAAGTATATCTTGTAAATATGAAGAAGTTCAATATCCTAGTGTTACATATTCATTAAGTAGTATAAGTAATTTCCCAGATGAAGCGGAACATTTGGTTGTTATAAAAGCTGCAATAACATCATTAGAATATTTGTTAGCAGTAGAAGAGGATGTAGAATTATATTCAACTATGATAGCAAATCTTAGAACAGAATACATGCAAGGAGTAAATGCATTAAAAACTAATAATTTAACTGCTCCTAAAGAGCAAGCAAAGTAAAGGAAGAATTAAATGGCATCAACATTATCAAATGCAACCCTAACAGTAAAAATATCAGAATCAATAAAATTAAATGGTATTGAACAAGGCGGAATAAATACAGTTACTATGACTGGAATAAATGATATATTTAAAAGAATTATAACATGTCCTGTGACTGAAACAGTTTTATATACTTGCCATGCATCTAATGTTGCGGGAAGTACTTTTGATGTTGATAATATTAAATATGCAAGAATAACAAATAAAGATGACTCAAATTCAGTTGATTTAATTATTGAAGCAACAGATGAAATAGGATTTAAATTAGGAGCTGGAAGGTCATTAATTTTATTTGGACACACTTCATTATTAGAAGGGATTGCTGGAAACGTAACAGTTACTAATGAGGTTGCTGCTACTTCTACGATAACTATAACTGATGGAGATGCAGCAAACGGAATGTCAGAAAACGAATCTCTTACTCTTATTTCAACAGATGGCACTACAAAAAAATATGTTATTGTAGATGATGTAACAACAACAGTAGCAACTGGAGACATATTGACGGCAACTTCTGATGTTGGAGGTACTACGGCTGGAACTGCTAATGCTGGAGGTATAGCTGTTGCTATAAATACTACAGGAGGTTCTCAAACAACTCAAAATGGATTTTTACTCCAACTAAAAGCTGCCATAGAACATGCAAATGGACACAATGGAAAAATAACTATAAGTACTTCTGAAACTGATAGCAATGGAGATGGAGTCCCCGATGAGGCTAATGGAAATCAAACAATTACATTAACACAAGCTACATCTGGTGAAGGAGGAAATACTAGCATAACAGAAAATATTGCTAATTTTGCGGCTACAAATTTTGCTAGTGGAGCATATGCTTTTGTAGCTGGAAAGACTAATATAGTTTCTATAAATGCAATAGCAAACACAGCGGCAGTTGATTTAGAAGTATTTATAGCTTCGGTATAGGAGATAAAATGACAGTACAAAATATTATTGAACAAATTGAAAAATTATTCGGAAAACAACCAGAGCAATATATGTTTCAATTAATAAATGAAGCTATTGACGATATTGCAATTAACAAAGGAAATCATACTGTATCTTCGACTACAAGTTTAGAAGGATATAAGAGATGGTATGAACTTGGTGATAAAGTTCTTGATATAAAAAGAGTTGAAATATTGGATACAAATGATAGATATGTAATGATACCAAAATTAGCAGATTCGCATAAAATATTAAGAGAAGATACTGAATCTGGAGAAGATACTTTAAAATAGGAGAATTATGGCGACAGATAAAAGAACATACCCTAATAGTTATTTTGCATGGTATAATGATGATAATAGAATTGCTATAATATGTGAGGATACTTCTTCAACCTCAGGAGAAAGAACTTCTGAGAAATATGATACATATCAAGGAAGCGATGTTTCTGGAGGATTAAGAATTACAACTAATTCAAGGTATGATGCGGTTGATTCTCAGTCTGATGATTTAAAAACAGATATAGGTTTAGATACAGGTCTTCATTCTTATGTGGTTTGTTATCTTAAAGCAAGATTATTTGAAGATATTGGAGATTTGCAAAAATCACAATATTTTAGAGCAATGTATGAAAAAATGATGAAACAGTATCCATCAAGAAAAAGCGGTGTAAGAAGTTTGGCCGTACCAAGACTATAGGAGAAATAAATGGCTTACAATTCAACAACATGGACAACAGGTTCAAGTTCAACATCAGTATCAACTACTACTCAAAGCCTTTATGCTTATTATGGAGTTAATGAAGCTATTACTGGATTTTTAGCTGGAGGTCATTATTTTGTTCCATTTCAACCATCAGCTCCAATGTCTTCAGGCGTAATTGATGTTGATATAGGTTCTGGCACAGACCCTGATACTTCTTTTACGTCTGCAAACACAGATACTCAATTTTCTGGTCAAATTAGTTCTTATATATGGTATTTACCAGATAATATTTATATTGATAAAATAATTTCTATACAAGGTTCTGACAACAATACAGCTGATACAACAAGAATGCATCTAATGTCTTATGATTATACAGCAAATTCTACTTCCGTATTAACAAATGGTGCAGTTGTAGGATATAGCTCCGATGTAAGTGTTGAAAATACAAAAACTCAATTAACAGAATGGACAATTAGTACTAATAGCATTTCTTCTGGAAAGGCATTGTTAGCAACATTTAGAAAAGATTCAGGAGGGGGTAATGGAAACCATTCTGTAAATATAATAGTAAAATATCATTTAACATAAAATAGGTCAATATGAGTGATTATAAAGAGAAGATAGAGTCATTGAAAAAACAACAAGAACAAGCTAAAGAGTTGTTTATAAAGCTTCAAGGAGCGATAGAAGTTTTAGTTTCAATGGATGAAGAAAAGTCTAAAAAAGACAAGAAGTAGTTTTTTGAAATAAAAAGAGGTAACCATGGCGAAATTAACTAGAGGTATTGTTGATAGAGCAATAGTGACACCTGATAAACATTTTCCGTTGCATGATAAAAAAGCAATAAACGTAGTATGTCAAGCGATTGAACTTGTAAAACCTAATATATATATTGATTTAGGCGACACAGGAGAATGGGAATTATTTAGTAGTCATTATTGGAGAGATAGGGAAAAGCCTCCATTAGAAGTTTTAATACCTATGCTAAATAAAGAAGTAAAGGTAGTGAATAAATATATGGATGTAATTGATAAGTCTCTTGATAAAGCAAAATGCAAAGAAAGACATTTTATTCAAGGAAATCATGAAGTATGGCTTGATAAATTTGTAGTAAAACATCCATACCTTCCCGAATATGTAACTCAAAAAGCTTTAAAGCTAAAAGAAAGAGGATATAAATATTGGGAATACATATCAACTAAAAAACTAAAAATAGGTAAATTAAATTTTACACATGGAGATTATGTTCCGATACATCATGCTAAAAAACATTTATCTTGTTATAAAGAAAATATAATGTATGGACATACCCACGACTTACAAAGGTTTACTGATACAGGATTAGGAGGAACTCAAAGTGCTTGGAGCATGGGATGCTTAAAAGATATGAGTTCTGATAAAAATAAATGGCTAAGAGGAAATCTTCATAATTGGAATCATGCTTTTGCAGTTGTTGATTGGTTTGCAAACGGAGATTTCAAAGTAGAAGTAGTAGAAATAATTAATGGAAGAACATCCCTATGGGGAAAAATGTTAGATGGAAATAAATAATGAGGGATAATGGAAAAAGAAGCAATAGAAGGTTTGATAGGCGAATATGGCTGGATGGCGGCTGTTGCTTTTATTTTTATATTAGGTAGAAATACAATAGAAACAGCAATAGAAGCTGTTAAAGTTTTTGCGGGTGATGATTTAAACACAGATGATGTGATACATTTCGATGGAAGACCTGCAAGGGTAGTAAGAGTAGGGTTATGGAAAACAATTCTATTTGTATATGAAATAGGATGTGTAAATGGGAAACCTTATGTTAAAGGTGGAAATAAGGTTGCCATACAAAATGATAAACTAAAAGACCATGTGATAGAAAAGCCTTTACCAATGCTTGACTTGAAAAAATGGGATGATTGCGAGGAGAATAAATGAAGGACACATTGAAGGTTTTAGGTGGCAACCCAGAGATAGGTATAGGCTCAAGTTTTTTATCGACCTTAATAGGCATTTTAGACGTTTTAAACCCTATTCTGACGTTTATATCGTTAAGCTTTGGTATAGTAATAGCATTAATGACATTTTATGCTAAGTTTTTTAAACAAAAATGACATGGTTTAAAATCTTATTAAGTGTAATAGGAATATTAATAATGATTTTTTTATGTATAAGTTTATTAATGAATA